ACCAGCCATGATTTTCAATAATAGGGTGTCTTTGCGTTCCAAATTCAGACAAGTTTAATGTGTTAAAACCTGAAATAATTTTATCGGGAAATATAGAATAAAAATAAGTCATTAAATCGTAAAAATAGTTGTTCACAATAGAATCAGAATCCAAAACAATTACATATTCAATTCCATTATCAAATAATTCATCATATATTTTTAACAAATTATAGTTTATTCCTTTATTCTCTTTGTTATAAACTTTAATTAAATTGCAATATAATTTAAAATTTTTAATTAATGGCTTAATCTCTTTTTCTGTTGAACAATCGTCAATTAAATAAATAGTGCAATCTTTTGGAATAAATGTTTTTTTAAGGCTATCGAAACATCTTTTAACCAAATTTGGTCTGTTATAAATGGGTATGATTATTCCAATTTTCATAATCTTTCTGCTACAACGATAAATGAATTGTTTAAATCAACTCCAGAAGCGTGTATCTCTGTATATTTTCCGCTATTCTCTAAATACTTCGCAATAATTTCTTGGTCAAAATAATGAATATGCTTCCTGCAATTAAAAGGCAACCAATAGTCTTGACTCCGATGTGGTAAGTATAAGAATAAAATACCTCCTTTTTTTATCCTTTCAGTCCAATAATCCAAAGCATCTACCCACGATTGTAAGTGTTCTAAACAATGTGAAGAAAAAATATAATGGACCATGAAATCAGGTAAGTTCATAGCTTCCCATTCGTCTTGCAAACATTTATCTATTAAAATACTTTCTGGATAAGCCCACTCTTTTTTATTACAACCTATATCGAAACCTATGCCTTTACAAAATTCTTTTGCAAAAGGAATAGCAAACCTCGAAGCATTGCCTGTTGCTTGGAATTCTAGATACTCTTTGTCTTTAAAAATAATCTTATTCATGTAAAATATAATTTTTAGAACGTAAATATTTAGTTTGAATGAAATCCGCTCCATTGACGTTCCTTGAATATAAATGTATCTCTTTTGCTTTTAATTCCAATACCTCTAATAAAAATATAATTGATGTATTTACTGAATATATATTCTCCGCTTCTTCAATGATACCAGCCCAATCCAAAAGATTAAACGTAGGTATAAACTTCATCTCTATATTCTTTAATTTATTATTGATATTTAAATTAATAGTCCTATTCTCGAAACTATAAAAATTGCAGTTAATTAAATTAAATTTCTCTCCTTGTTTTATTCCTAACACTTCCTTTAATTTATTTTCTCTCCATCGATGCCTTAACCATGTTAATTTCCGCCACTCTTCTAATTCTATTCCAACCATTCTATATTTATTTTTCATTGTATCATTTAAATGGCTTTCAAAAAATTCCTTACTCCACCGCATTGGTAGAATTATATGATTATCCGTTTCAATTATTTTTTGTTCTTCATAATCTATATTATAAAAATTTTTGTCAACGAAATTCACATACGGAATATTTCTTTGTATATCTAAATATTTGGATAATATCGGAACAGTAACTTTATGTCCTTGCTGAAAATAATATCTCATAATCGGCTCAATGAATAATATATCGCCAATCCCAAAAAATTGATTTATGATTATCTCTTTTTTCACAAACAAATATAATAATTATTTAAATAATATTATAAAAAAAGCCTATTATTTTATTAATAGTCTTTCTTTTTTTATTTAATTAAAGACTAGCTTCCAGCACTATCCAACTGAGTAATTGCAGTAGCAAATGTTCCTTTTACAAACATTAACGGATTGTAAATTGGGAATACTGGCTCTTCTTCAAAGTTGATACATACTTGATTATTCAAGAATATTGTACCATGAGAATCGGAAATCGACATCGTCAAAGGAGTGAATAATAACCATTCACAAGCCATTCTTAAATCACCAACAAGGAATTGACCGGCTGTCATGGCAGTAGTTTCAACAACAGGAATACCAGTTATTCTCAAAACACCATCTTGACCTCTTACTGCTTTTACTTGACCAGTATAATCTTCTGTTGTATTTTTTATTAATTCTATTTTAGCTGAATCAATAGGATTTAAAACGATACCGCTTGCTTGGTAATTCCCCTGTGTTAATTGGCTGATTGCAACAAGTAATACGTCTATCTGTTGTGCACCTGCGATAGTTCCAGCGAATGTACCTGCAGAGAAAGAACTTGCATTCTGCATTAATCCTATAGGGTCAGCACCTGCCCCTGCTCCATTTAATATTTGAGTGTCTTCGGCTTTCTTAATCTGCTGCGGTATTCTCGAAGCAATATGGCTCATCAAATATTTTTCATTTTTAAGCATACGCTTTGAAACAATCAGATGTGTTCCAATTCTTCCGGCTGTTAAGTTTGCTGGTCTTAATTTGAAAGATGTTTTACCTGTTGCTTGGTTTTCAGTTAACGTGGTAACTCCGTCTTCAAATTCGTATTCTTGGTTAAAAGTAACCGTTTCAGATTCAGTCATACCAACAGGAATAATATCGGTCATTGATATTTTTCTTTCCGGAGCGTAAACAGGTAACCCACCTAATAATTGATTGTAAGGAGTTGTAGGACGGGTAACAGCATTTGCCATTGTCATATCTACTAATGTTTTAACACCAATAGAAGTGCCTTTTGCTCCGTTATCAATGTATGATTTAATATCAGGATTACTCAAAAATTCTTTCACTCCTTCTGTGAAAGTTTTTGGATGTTCCATTTTAGTTCCCATCTGTTTTACTTTCGATAATTCAATACCAATTTCATCAGATTGTTTTTTTAAGTCGGCAATAGCTTTTGTTAAGACTGAATCATCAAAACCTTTGATAGCTTTGATTTCGTTAGAAATTTCAGCAATTTTTGCCTCTAATTCTGTTTTTGTAGTAACTTCTTTTTTGAAGTTATCAAAAATTTCTTGTGCTTTTGTCTGTAAAGCTTCAAGTATTTCTTTATTTTCCATTATTTTATTTTTAATTGGTTAATAATTTGTAAAAAATCTACTTCCTTTTTAAATAGTGAATCCGGCTCAACTATCAGAGTGGATTGCTCCGGCTCGTCAATATTAAGTGTTTTCATTTCTTTAATTCTATTCTGTATATCGGTAAGTGTTTTTTCTATTTCAATAAACCTTTCGTCTGTATAGTCGCCTTTCTCTAACATCTCACTTAACAAAGCAACATCTTCTTTTAATGAAGAAATACTTTTTGCTTCAACGGCTATACTTCTTTCGTTGGCTCCTAAAAATGAAAGGGTGCTATATTCATAAAGCTTATATTCTTGTATTCTGCGAATTCTTTTTGAGTAATCCTCTGCATTTTCAATAGTATATTTAACGACAGAATAGCCTATTGAATGCTCGATAGGTCTATTATTTTCTGCAAAGAATTTATAATCTGAAAATGTATCTCTTCCTAATGTTTTATTAAGATTTATTTTTGACGTTACTAATAATCCGTAAGGGTCGGTAGTGTTGAATTCCATAGGGAAGCCTAACAACTGCCTTGAATCGTGGTCTTTTAGATGTTTAATACGTTTAATGTTCTCACGACAAGTTTTGGTAAAACAACCAGGCTCTGAAATATCTCTATCGGCATCTAAATTATTATAAGCATTTGCGTAAAGTTTAATGATTCCTTTCGGCTCATCAATATCTTCAATCGTTAAATCAGTAATGATATTCTTTAAAAAAATATCATTTGAAGATTTTCCGTTTGTTGCTTTCTCGAATGAAATATAATTTATTTTATTTTCCTTGAGCCATTTTAAAGCCTCTGAACTAGTCCAATGTTCAATAGGAAAACGCAACGTCTGGGCAATTACGTCAGCATTCTTATATACGTACCAAATAACATCAATGGTTGCAGGGATAGAAACTCCTTGTATCTTCCCTTTACCGCTACCATGTGTACGGCGAATAGACTCAAATCCACTACGAGAATTTAATTCTTTCGGGTCTACTAATCTACTGGAATGCTCATTTGCGAAAGGCATATCTTTGTCTTAATAATTTATTAAAACAAAAATAAAAATTATTATAGCTTTTTATGTTTGAGGTTTTTTATACTTCTTGTTGCCGATATTTTTTATCTATGTTTAAATATAAAATCTGAACAGTCTTATATTCTAAACATACCTCTTCTCCAATTATTTGGTAGGCATCCATCTTTGACTTTCCTTGTGCTACAAGTTTTGTAAACCGTTTATAAACGTGGTATTTTAATTCGATAATATCTTTTTGATAATTAGATAAATTTGACTGAACAAATTCAACAGGGATTTCTCCAATTTTATAATCTAATTTCATATCTTAAATATTTATTTCTTTATTTTCATTACTCAATGGGACTAATCCGCTTTGCATATATAACTTCTTTGATGCTTCATCAGTCAATTCAGGATAACCAAGCATTCTCGAAGCGTCATAAGGAGTAATCAGCCCACATTTGATTTCATTCTGCAAACGTAAAGATAAGGCATTCATATCCGTTTGCAATTCAGGTATAATATCAGTATCTATATCTAGATAATAATTCTTTTTATCTTTCTCCGAAAATGCGGGTATGATAAACTTGTTCAACCCCTCTGTTATCATATACATCAAAGGTAATATTCTATTCTGTAAAAAATCTTTTCTCGCCTCTGCCATATTGCTAAACGTAGAACCCTTTACATAACCCATTATCCTACTATCTACGTTGAATATTCGGCACAATGTTAAGAAGTCTTGTTCCTGTCCTTGTATTAAGTCTAAATCAACGATTGATTGTGCTAAACTTTGCCAATCCATTTTATGCCCTACCATCCAAACCTTGCCACGATTTTTAGCACCAACAAACCTCTCTAAATATTTCTGCTCCATTTTTTCCGTTGTAACTGGGTCTATCGTGTCATCATTGCCACTCGATAACATTCCGATAGCACCTAGATTCTGTATCAACGAACATGATGCTTCGTAGCTATCATTTGACTTCGTTAGAGTAGGATAAATTGATGGCGGAGCACCATATAAAAACTGCCCTTGCTCTACACTTGGGTTAAATGTTTTGAAATGATAAACATTTTCCGGAGGAATATTAAAACTTTTATCATAAAAATTTTCAATCGTATATGATTTTATCGGATTTGTTGAATCTCCTAATATTATTTTTACAATATGTGCAGGTAGTACTTCCAATGAGGCAGCACATGCATCAGCGTTACCTGTTATTGTTAATTTATTTAAATAAGAATTCCCTAACAAACAATAATAACCTAGTATTGATTGAATGAATAATGTGTGTGTAGTTAATTTATTAGGTGCTTCTAATAATTTAAATATCTCTGGCTGTTCTATTGGCTCAAAGGCTTTCGTTCTTAATGAATAAGTCTTTTCTAAATTTAAAGATTTAATATTTTTATATTCTTTAAAACTTTTCTCATCTTTTACTTCATAAAGTTTAAACTGAACGGAAGAGGCTGTCTGAATGATTTTATTGATAATAGAGTAAGTATCGGGATTGAATAAGTAGCCTGATTCTACTATGTATTTTAAATCATTCTTATTCCAAACAACCTCATTTTTTCCAAGATAGCGAGTAAGCGAATCATATAGTCGATTGAATCTTTCTGTATTAATATTTGCGGAAACCTCTTTTTTATTGTTTGATTTAATAAAAAAAGAAAATGGATTTTTCATGTTTTAATTTTTTGACTTTTACAAATATACATATGAATTTAATTCAACAAGTTAAATATTTTTAAAACTCTTTTAACTTTTTTTGATAATAATTTTTATTAATACATTTTTTG